GAAGATCGCCATGTTCCTACTTTGTCATATAAGTGGCAACCGCGCATGACTTATCCGATTCCGACAAAAGGCAAGGTGCGCGGTCGCCGCGTTTATCTTAGTTATTTACCGCGACAAGCATGGGTTTACCCGAGTTGACCGGACGGGCACACATGCCGATACCCCAGACCATTGTGCGCGCTAACTCGATAGGCCCTGGACTCCGCTTACTGGACAAAACTATGGTGTTGTCGGTGCGTACCGCAACCGCGCGCTGGACATGTTCGGCAAGCAGTTTTTCGCCTGTGTGCAATAGTCGCGCTTCGGCGATCATGTTTTTGGCTAGCGGTGTGAAGCGTCCAAGTTCTGCGTAACCAACGACGACTCGACGACGCTCAATGTTCGGTGGGCAGGTTGCGTCCACGGTCGGCGACAGGGCAAACCTGATTGTCGGGTCTTTGGCAAGTTCTTGCACGTTGTCCCACAGCTCTGTGATTGATTCGGCGATAAACGCGACGGTAACAAGCACCCGACCGTCTGACAAGTTGACGCATCTGGTCGCGCTGTATCTGGAGTCGTCCAGCGAAGACTCGATTGCCACGACCCCACCGCTAGGTATGTCACCTGTGTATTCCAGGGACGGCCAGCGCCCTGGCTCAATCCATCCGCGCACAACACTCACCCAAAGGTTTAGGGATGCGCGCAAGAATGACGCGCGATCTGGGTTTGTGGATTCTTGCTTAATTGTGTCCATGTCCAACGTGTAACCGAGCGCAGGATTACCCCACGCCCATGATGCAGGATGCAGCGGGTCAAGGCTTGGGTCGGGTGACCATTCCGCCATGTACATCGTGGACGGTTCGCCTTTGTCAATGGCTCGAATGCCTGCCTCACGCCAACGCTGAAACAGCACCGATTCTTCCGTGCCAGCTGTGCTGAAGAAACACGCCAAAGGGTTTTTGCGAGCGCGCTGTGCCGGCAACAGACCGCCTTCTACCGAGTCGGGGTTCACGTCAAAAAGTTCGTCCACGATTACTAGGTCAATGCTCATACCGTGACCTTGGTTTGGCTTTAATGCTTTGACCCACCACTTGCTGCCGTCTGGCATCGTGGCCTGATAACGGCCGTAAGACTTAACGATCTTGGCGCCGTAATACTCCTCAAGGATTGGTGCAAGATCATCAAACAACAGACACGCAAGATCAAGTCTGTGCGCGCCAGATACCACGGTCTGTTTACCGCCACGTATCTTTGGCATCTCGACTAACCAAAAGAGGATGAGCGCCTGGATGATTGTGGTCTTACCGTTCTGACGCGCAACCGACACAAGGCTCGAGCGATGCACAAACTTCTGATCGGCGTCAACCGCAAGCATTCCTTCAAGAGCGTGCATTTGCCATGGCATCAGATCTATCTGCAGCACCTTCTTTGCCATGTCCCCCACAAGTCCAGCTAGTGAGCCGGCATGGTCAGGCACCATCGTTTCCAGTCTTGGCCGATCGTGGCCAGTTGGCGCTGGTTCAGGCTGATTAGGGCTGGTGGCGACAAAATGATGGATGGGGCTCGGGGGCATCTGATTGCTGTATAAAAAATCGTTTATTGCTTTTTCCCGATTTTGTTTTGCGTTTGCCAATTTGCGATTGCGGTACGTTGCGCCTCGAGCGCTGTTGCATGGTTTACAAGCTGCGACATATCCGTCTTCTATTGTTCCGCCTTTGTCTGATTCAACTAGGTGGTCTAGTTCTGTTGCTGTGTTGCGTTTGCACCAATGACATAACGGTTGGTCGCGCAATAGTTCAGCGCGTGCCTGTTTGTAGATTGTGGTGTCGTGTTCGGTTAGTTTGCGTGTCATCTCACGCGCCTTCGGCTTGTGCTAGCGCGGCGCAAGCGCCTTGCTGTTGTTTGTGTTGAGTGTTGTTTGTTGTCGGGTTCATGTCGGTGCTTTCTTTGTTTGTTAACTGTATGTCATCTGTAGGTCTATAGATGTGTGAATGCTCCACCCTCTGGATTGCCCATCCCAGATCCCATTGCATTACATCAGTCTGTTTACTGATCGCCCAGTCGCATTGCTCAAACCATTTCGTATTGCATGATTCGAGGCGCGACCGTCTACCCCTGTTACCAGGTGTCATCCATCCGCCCTGCGACAGGCTTAGGTCTATGCGTCTAATGAAGTTGTAATAAGGCGGCCAATATACTCGGCAACCTGTGGTACTACTGCGTTACCTAATCCTTTAAGTCTGTCCACCCTGTTGGGAATCCCATGAGCCACTCGACCCACGTCGGGTTCAGATTCCCACCATTGCCAGCCGTCATACGTTTCTTCTCTTCTTCTGTCATCTCGCCACAATCGACTTTGCGTTGCAATATCTGTTGACTGCCTGTATTGCCCATACCGTTGGCTGACATCGTTGGATACTCCGACAACCGATGACCATCCCTCACTTGAGCCAAGAACGTTAGATCCGCCAAATTTCTCTTCGGATCCTTGAAACCTGCAGCTCCTTTCCAATCTCTCGCTGTTGGCGTTGGCCAAATCTGCACGGCGTCTGCCAATCCCAAACTGTGCGATGTCTTGCCGTTTTTTGATTTTCTCCGACCTGTCGATGTCAATTCCGCATTCGGATGTTCCACCTCTTGAGTTGTTGGGGTAGGCCACAATAATGATGCGATCTCGTCTATGGGGCGCACCCAATCCGGCTGCTGATACAACACGCCATTCCGCGTCATACCCGATTTCGGCAAGCTCTCCAATAACCTGTAATCCCCCCAAAGAGAGATGTCCTCTAACGTTTTCCAAGATTGCGTATCGGGGTCGTAACTCGCTAATGGCTTCTCGTACCCATGGCCACAAGTGTCTTGGGTCGTCTGTTCCTTTTCGTTTTCCTGCTTGGCTAAATGGTTGGCATGGGTATCCGCCGCAGATGACGTCCACAGGCTCAACTGCTCGCCAGTCAATTTGTTTGATGTCTCCATGATTTGGCACCTCGGGCCAATGTTTTTTTAATACTTTGCATGCGTAAGGGTCTATTTCAGATTGCCATATGACTTGCATTCCTGCGCGTTCTAATCCAAGGTCAAGCCCACCAATACCGCTAAACAGCGAGCCAACTGTCAATGTCATGCGCGTGGATTGCTCAACGTGTACAGGATGTATTCCATGTCGCTTGGCTTCCAGACCGCTGCATGACAGCCAGCCATCTCACAAGCGTTAAGCCATATCTTTTGTCCAGGCGTCAACTTGCCCTTCTCTGCCTTTAGTTCAATTACCAATGGCCGACCGCCTTGGAATGGATGCACCAAGAACAGATCAGGAAATCCTGCATCACCTTGCACGTTTGTCATCCAGCGTCCTCGAGTGTTCTGTGCCGGCAGATCGTGATGCACTAACCAGCCGTAACGCTTAGCAACGCTGATCACCATGTCCTTGAAGTCGGCTTCGCTGATCTTTGGATTTAACTTCACTTCAACACTTCAATTATTCTGCTTGCTTCATGTGATTTAAGCAGCTCTAAAACAGCGCTGTCATCGTTTAGTTCACGGTGAATCATCTCAAGCAACCGCAAATCATCTAAGCCTGCGTCCTTGGCAAGTTTCTTTATGTAACCAATCTGCTTAGGTGTGGCGAATGCACCGCGGGGTATGTGCACAGGCGTTTCCCGTGTATCGGTTGGTGTACTTAGGCGCTCAACCTTTTGCATCTCATTGCGTGACGGCCTAGGGCCACTAGCAGGAGCTTGCAGCGGGCAGTTGGCAATAGCGCGACCAATAGCGCTGGTCTCACAATTCTCTACAAACGAAGTGGCATTTACACCACGATCGCTTTTGACTTCTTCCGCGTAACCCGTAGATACTGGCACCTTGTCAAACTTGTCTGCGTACAATTCGCAATAGAACACGCACGCATCGCCTGTGTAGTTCATCATTGACGTATACACGCGCCCGTTCGGATATGCAGCCCAAAACCTGACTAGGCGTTGCTCGACTGTTTCGTAGTTGCTTAGGTCAAAGCCCATCAGATGCCTGCCCACACAGATAGGCGTTGTGCATGGTCATGCGCGCCACCGCGCTGGGCGTATGCCAGTTCGCCTGTGTTGCGGATAATGCCACGACGCGCAGCTGCATTGAGCCGTCCAGCGATGCCCTTGGTAACAGGAAACTGATCGCCTAGGTGTTTCCAGATGTCGTCAGATGTGAAGAAGCCTTTAGTCCGCGCAACGTGCACAATGGCAGCATCAACTTCGTTTTGTTGTGGTCGTGTCCAACGCGCATCAGCAGACGACTGTGACGCCAACATCCCTTGAATAAATGGCGCTTGTTTTCTTGCCGGCACACGGCCGTCACATACGAAATGTGTTTTGCCTTGAATGTCTGGGTAAGCAATAGTTTCTTTGCAAATTGTGCAGGTTTTCATTGTCGGAATCTCCTTGTCGGTTAGGAATGTGCTTGTAGTGCTTTGATTGCTAAATCAAGTGTAGTCACATCGTGTAATGGCATTGGGTCTTCTAATGACAACGAGTTTTTCATGCCTTTAAGACGCTGGATAATGCTTGCGTGCGGATTTGTGCTTATGTGTGCAATTTCGTTGATCAAATTGAAGATTGCCATGTCGTGTTTACTTGTCATCATTTGCTCCATTACCATTTGTCGGGTTTCTTCTGATAGTTCGCCTTGATTCCATGCACAGCCTTCACTCATTTAGTTGCACTCCATGGCCCCCAGCCGTAACCGTGTTTGTCAACGCCGTAGTCATAAATCGCTAACGCTGCACGCAAATTAACATCAGCCTGTAACAAGTTTTCTGCCTCGGTAATAATGCCGGCATCAGTAAGCCATGGTGTCCAGAATCCGTTGATCTGCATAAGACCACGGGAACCACCTTGTGGGTCTTTGCCGTTGTAGGCGTTCGGGATGCAACGCGATTCTCTGAACATGACAGATTCGAGCACGGTGCGCTGATCGGCAGGCCAGCCAAGATTTACGGCAAGCGCGCTGAACTGCTCACAAGCCGACGTGTAAGGGTCAATGTAGATCGTGGAGCTGGTCGTTGTGGTTGGCTCAATTAGGTATGGCTGGACGTCAAACGGCGCCAAGGCGATAGTCCCAGACGGGCTACTAGACGCGTCAGGAGCCCCTACAGCGACCGTAAAGCCAAAAACGGTACAAAGTACTAACCCAATGATTTTTTCTGCAAAATAGTTCATCGTTTCTCCAAAGGTATGGGCACGCCCCAACTGGATGCGTGCGATCTGAATGCGATTTGTCCCATTAGGAACTTGCCCGACTCTGGGCTCGAAAATATCTGCACCAAGATTTCTTGGCCGTTGTCCATCACTCCTGTATAGACGCTGTAATCAACTATCTGTGGGTCAGTCATTGCCTG